GTGCTGATTGAAAAGGCGATGCATTATTGAAAATTTCAGCAGCTGCCTCGGCACTTGACATATTTTGATATTGTATTGGCACTAAGTCATATTTAGCCTCTACTGTATAATAAGTATCATTTTCAACTCTTGATGCTAGTGTTGGTGATGGTGTAACAGCAAAATCATTTGTTCCCATTTCAAAATCAACTTCAGTTCCAGTAGAAGAAGAATGATAAACTGCATCGGATCTTTTACCAATAACTCTAGCAACTAATTCTAAATCTGTCGCTTTTGTATTTTCTAATAAAAGTTTAAAAGTCTTAGTAACAATATGACCTTTTTTAATATTTAAGTCTGCAACCTCATCAACATAATATCCAGCAAATACTTTTGCTGTTTGGTTAGCTTCTATCTGAGTAGTAGCTCCTTCTTCATCAACTAAAGTAACTGTTAATTCTCCTTCTGCATTTTCTATAACTCCTCTAAGAGTTTCTATTTCTTTTTGAAGGTCTATTAATTTATCAAATAATGTTATTGGTGTTTGCTCTCCAGATAAGAATCCAGAATTAATATCTTTAGCACCATGTGCAAAGTATTTTTCGTTAGCAATAACAGATTGTGCAATATGCTCATAAAAACCTTTAGATTCTAATTCATCTAATAATTTTACAAATGTAGTTTCTTTAGAATTTTCTTCAATTAAATTAACTATATTTGTAGTATCTAAAAGACCTTCTGGAAAATCAATTTTAGTAATTTCACTCCAATCAGATTCTAAAGGGTTAGAAGGATATCCTGCTTCAGAAATAGATTTTATTCTTATTTCTACACTTTCTCCTAAATTAATTGGAATATCTAATTGGTTAAAGTTTATTTCTTGTCCATCTTCAACTGATTCAGAAACCCAAACATATTTACCTGTTACAGAATCTCTAAGTCTTTTTCTAACAGGGGTTTCATATTGATTCCAATTAGAAAAACTTGCTGTTGTAGTTTGTCCATTTGTTTCAAAAGGAATTTGCTCTATGTTAGAAGTTTTTCCGCTAGATGAAACATATCTATATTGAATCTTAAATTGAACTATTTCTTGTGGTAAAGTGTCTTCGTTATCTTTTGCTTCTGGAATAGCCCAAAAACCTCTAACTCTATATTTTGCACTGATATCAGCTATACCTTGGTCAGTACTAATACTTTGAATTTGATTTACTATTGAAGTATAAAGTTTTGCTTCTCCACTTCTTTTTTCAATTAGAGAGTTAAGATTATTTTTATCTTTATTTTGCTCTATTTTAGAAGTGTATTTCTTAGTTGCTATCTCGGATCTTTTATTTGAAATAGTATCATCTAATTTTTTAATTGATTCTAAAACAGTAACTTTATCACTTGATAGTTTTTTGATAGAATCGAATGCATCATTAGATGTTAAGTGAGTATTTACTTGAACTACTGAAAAATTACCTGGTAATAATTCAACTGGATCTGGAACAATTCCTACAGTTGCAGGTGGAATGAAATCTTCTTTAAGTGATTTAATAAATTGTCCGAAATCAGCTACATTATTTCTATAATATGCTGCTAAAGTTGAAGTACTTCCATCAACCTCTTCAATTGTTAATTCGTTTGAATAGAACCCAACACCAGGTGACCAGTTTTCTGCTATAATTTTAGAAGAAGGGTCAATTGCTTTAAAGAACACAATTTGTCTTTCATTAAAACCTACATTAATACTTAGGCTTACTGAATCTTCTAAATTTTTATAAATTTTTAAAACATCAGCACCAATAGATACAGAGTCAAATCCTTCTATCAGCTTTAACTCCAGTTGACTTGTACCTGAATAAATGTTAGTTATCTCATACCTTGTGCTATTGTTACCAGAATTAACCAGAAGATTATCTCCTATACTTAAAAGCTCGGTATCTTTTAGTGACTTTTCCCCATCACTATATGTTAATTTATTAAGTGTAAATAGTTTTACGGTTCTTGTAACATCTTCTCCATCAACTTGAAAAGTTCTAGATACATTTTCTACATTGATAACATCAAACCCACCATAATATTGAGTAGATTTAAAAGGTAAATCTCTTACTTGCTCATCAATTGTTATATTTACACCATCTGAAATAATATCACCAAGAGCAGTTTCATAATCTAACTCTTCTAAATTCTTGTAATTGTCATCAAAATAAGAAGGTGCAAAATCATCTTCAGCTGGAAATATAAATCTTTTAACTAAAACCCTTTCAGTATCAGTGTCAATTTGACCACTAACATTAAATTTTACAGTTAATAAAGGGTTAAGAAAATCTTCAAAAAAGTCATTATCTGTAGTTTCAAAAGAAGTTGGTAAATCAATAACCTCTAAATCATTTGCAGGTGTCTTTAGTTTTTTAGTGATAACTCTTTGAAAGCTGCCATCAGGTAATTGAACTGTTGCATTTGAAGTACCAACACCACTAAGCGCTTTGATATTGTTTTCAAGTCTTTTCATTTCTTTATTTAAGAAACCAAAAGAAGGTATTTGATAAGTCTTTATTGTAGTATTACCATCCTCGTCTGGAGTACCAAATAAATCTATGGAAACTGTTATTGATTCATCTTGAGTTGTTACTGCTTGATTAATTCTTTCAAAAGTTTCTAAAGCATTTGTGTTCATTTGAGTGAACTGTCTAATAACGCTATTTAATGAGTTTTGTGTGTCCATTTATTCTTATCTTATTATATCAATTTCGAAATCATAACTAGCAGCATTTACGCATACTATTTCAAAATAAGGGTTATCGCTCAATTGAGCATCTGATAAACTTCCAATTTGTGTATTATAATTGTTTAAGTAATTTGTCCAAATATTTATTGAATATCCATTCAAATCTAAATTTTCAAAAACAACTTTAAAACTTTGACCATCTGACCATTTAATAAGTTTATCGTCTAAGTATATATTGATATTTGTATCAGCACTTCCGGAAGTAACTTTTCCTGCTAATCTTAACTGATTTGAAAAATCTTTAATTTGAGTCCAAATACCATAAGTTGAAGATTGTGTCGGATCGTATTGAGACGCCGCTGAAATTTCAGTATATCTTGTCAATGTGTTTTCGTTAAATCTATAAGGTCTATTTAAAGAATATCCTTTTAGATTATTATTAACTTTTATTTTATTTGGTATACTTTTATCTAAAAGAATTCCATTTCCAGCAGCCAATACATCAGTGTTATATTGAACCTCTGTAGGAATAGTTCCATCAACTATCTGATTGATTCTATTGTTAGCACTTGTGATTAAGCTGAGTAAACTATCTGCATCAGCAAGGTTTAGTGAAGCATTTTCTAAAGAAGATTCTAATTCGTTTAACCTGCTAATTATTAAATCAGTTCCTTCTGTTGTTGCTATTAAGTTTTCAACCTCATCAACTCTTGAAGAAATTGTGTTATATCTAATATTAGCATCTCTTAAAATCTTAGTTGCTTGCTCTAATGAACTTGTCGTATCCATAAATAAGTCCATTGAGAATGTCGTAAAGTCATTTACGTTTACTTCAACCCCAACATTATCTAAAGATGAATTAAATTTAAGATTTAATTTAAGACCAAATGCATTACCATTTAAACCAGTAATTTCATTAGGTTTGTATTTTACAATTTCAGGAATATATGAACTACTTGCTGCACCTGGATTATCTTGTGGGTTATCTAGTATTAAGATACCATAAAGATTTGTTGACCTGTTAGAAGGTACTGATTTGCTATAAAGGTCATAATAAATTAATACAGCATTAAATCTAAAATCTTGACCAGTTTTTGCAAAATCTTCTAAAGTTTGTAATGTTGAAGAATTTACAATATTAGCATAGTTATCAGCCTCCCAATCAATTCCATAATTAGAAGATGTTGGTCCTACTAAATATTCACCAGAAGCGACATCAGCAAGAGTTTCAGTATCTAAGTTTATATCTGGATGTGTTGTTCCAGCTCTACCATTAATATCAGCCTCTCCTAGAATAGAAGTTTGTGTAGTATTATAGTTTGTATTATTGAATAAAATAGTTGGTGTGTAACCTATGCTAGATGGTACATTTATAAAAACTTCTTGATATGCTTGTCCTTTATAGTTGATATCATTTCCAACATCAATAGTACCTAAATATTTTACTACTCTTTCATAATCTGTCCCAGTTCCAGAAGCATTAAATTCTTCTGTAGAAAAACCAACATTTGCAGCTTCATTAGAATCGGCAGTTTTGAATCTAATTGCTCCGGTTTTTTCCATCCATTTAAAAAATATCTTTTCTGCATCTGAACTAAAAAGAGTAGAATCAAAATCATCATCTTGTAAAAGTAAATCTTCCAAGTTAAGTGCATAATTTTGAAAAGTTTTAGCAAATTCTACAGCAGCGTTAGAAGAAGGAACGTAAGCCGCTCCTGAATAATCTATTAATGAATCAAACTGAATTGTATTTTCTCCACTCGAAGGTGCTTGAAAATTAGGCAAATCTAAAAGAGCATACTTTGAAAAGTCAAATTCAAGGTCTGCATTATTAAATGCCCTTGTTAAATCTCTTGTTCCATTTGCGAAGGCATACATTGTGCCTCCTTGTACTTGTGGTATTCTTACTAACGGTGTAGCCATTTACTTATTGTTTTTATTAAGATATTGTAACGCCATGAGAACCTACAACATACCAACTAGAACCTAAGTATCTTAGTGATAATGTACTCCCTACGCTGTTTAATGTAATATTAGTAGCTGCTGCGACGCTTGTTGCATCTACATCTCCTGCAACTCCTGCTATTAATGTAATTTCTTGACCTTCTGAACCTGCAACTAATGTTAATGCGACTGTACAATCAACAAAATAGTTATAATCTGTTAATGTAGCTGGTAAGGTTGCTGAAGGTGTTGCGATATCCTGATAAGAACCAGACTTTATTACGCTTCCTCCCAAATTACTTTCGCCAGTATTGTCAAGTGAAGTTGAACTTAATGTTGCTAGAGTAGTAGCACCAGATACAACTAATGAAAGTAAATTTGCATTAACTCCCGTTAATGTGTTTGTTGTCGGATCTAATAATGCTTTGATGTCTACTATCTCATCTTGTAAAGCATTAAAGTTATCATTAAGTGTCGTTCTTGACGAAGATAATGAATCTGTTCCTAAAATTTCTATAACTGCCATTTTTTATTGTTTTTTTATTTTACGTTTATCATATTTCTTTCGATACTATTCTTATTACCGTTACTGTCTTCCAATTCTAAGGATATTCTATAAGAACCTTGTTTTTGAAATAAGTATGGTAACCACATATTATCATAATATATATCACTGTAATCTGCGTTAGTATCTTTATATATTTTCCATACTGGATTTTTAATACCAGGCATCTGAGTTTTATCAACTGAAATAGTTACATGTGTAGACCTTTCAATATCAGCGCTGCCATTTATAATACGAACACTATCAAATGTTGGGTTATAAGAAGTAAAATGAACTTCACCTATAATTAGACCATTTGCCGTACCAGAACCTATGCTGAAATATACACTATCAAAGTCATATGAATAAGAATAGTTTTTACCTACACCTAACATAAAATTAAAAGTATCTACCGCACCGTCGTTATTAGTATCTTCAAATACTGGATTGTAATTAAATTTAGAAATTATTTCATCTGTTGATGCGTTTAATTCATCAGCAATTGCTTGCCATCCAGCAATGTCTCCAGTACCGGTTGGTGTGGAAGAAACAATAGTATGATATCCAATTTTATTTTCTTTTGTAATAGGATCGAAATGCTTTATTGTTAAAACATTACCTTGATAAGCATCTGATATTTTAAAACTAGCTGCTAAATCTGAACCTATTCTAGTTGAATTCCACCAAGCATGTTTAAAATCATTCCACCTTACTTCATCAATTGCATCCCATGTATATGGTCCTGTAGTTTCTCCATAACCTGTTAAATTAGAAGGGTCATTGTCTATAAATCTTCTAACCGTTGAAAATTGCTTTCCTTGAGATTCATCATATAGATAATTATTTCTATCCATTGTAAGATATAAACTTTGAAAACTATCTCTAACTTTTTCTAAATTTTCAGTAGGCAAATCCCAATATCCTCCAGTATTATCCCATGAAGTTTTCCATTTTCTCCAATCAGTATTTTCTTTCCATTGATAAATTCCATACAATTCAATAGGTTTAACTTTAACGTTAAATACATCTTGTTTTTTATGGAAACTTGTAAAACCATTTAAGTCAGTAAGTCTTAATTCAACTGCATAATCTCCAGTATATGGTACTATAATTGCAAGTTTTAGCATTTCTGGATGCCATGTCAAAATTTCATCAGGTGAAGTAAGACCATTAGTTTCCCAATATCCAATGTCTCCTTTAAAAGATTGAGAATATCCTCTAGGACCAGTTACTTTCCATTCAATTTCATAAACATTTCTTTTCCACCAGTTATTCCATGTAATTTGAGGGTCTATTGCATCTGCCCATGGAAAATCAGCATCTTCCCAAGTTTGTGGTAATGAAGTACATTCTAAAATTAATGGAGAACCAACAGGTACGTCATAGTACCCAAGAACACTATTGTTGAAACTATCTTTATCTTCTTCGTAATATTTTAAATAGAAATTTTCAAAGTCAGAAAGAAGTAATTCTCTATCTGATTGAGATATGTCATCAAATTCTTCCAGTCCTATAATAGAACCAGGAGAAGTTCCAATAAGTATATTAGAGTCTGTTAATAGTTTATAGTCTTCTATGTACAATTGTTTATTTTCCGGAAAAACTTTAAAATCAACATCTTTTCCTTCATTAAAAAGAGCAATAGGCTCTTGATTATTCCAAGTGTTTATGTTTTTTTGGTCAAAAAAGTCTCCTTCTCCGGTAATATCTACAATCTTTGCCTGTAATGGTAAATAGTCTCTTTGTAATTTACTCTTTAGACCATATAATTTTATTAATACTTCTTCAGGTGTAAAATCAAAAGCCTCTTCCACTTCTGGAATATCCCAATTATCAAACCCACCAGTTGGGTTATTTAATTTGTAAACTAAAGAAAATCTAGAAGTCTTCTTTAAATTAGAATTTGGTAAATTAAACTTTTTTCGTTTCTTATATGAAAAACCACTATTTGTATCAGGTACTGGAACTGCTTGTAATTTTCCAAAAGCTCCGCTCTCTTGATTTATATTTAACCAATATTCTTTTAATGTGATATTGTTATATCCAAAAAAGTCAATTGCATTCAACACTGCTTTATATGTTCCTACAAATGGTTTTATATTATGTAATTCTAAAAGAAGTTCTCTTCTTTTTTGGTTCATTAATTTCCAATCAATTCCATACTCATTAATATCATGCTCTTTAAACATAATAAAATCGCCATCATCTAATGTGCCTCCTAAATTTTGTAAAAGGTCTCTTAATCTTTCATCTTCGCCGATAGTTTCGCCATACACTAATATTTCAGCCAAAACAGTATCATCAAAGGTATCAGATATTCTTAAAACTTTATCATGTCTACCTTCATTTGCAGAAGATAAACCAATATTAATTTGCATAGCACTATTAATATAATCAGAAACTTCTTTAAGACCTGTAACGTCAGTAGATACTAGGTTTGTATGGTCTAAAGTATCTAAAGTTAAAGTATCTAATTCTTGAATTTTTACAGTTTCATCTTCTATTCTAGTACCATAGAAAAACAAGTCATTGCTTGAATAAACATCATCAACCCATTCAACTTTAAATTGAGTTGATCCGGATTCCCCAATTGGAGTACCCCATACTGGGTTTCCTTGAGCATCTTTTTGCTCTTCAAGAATAAAAAGGTTTGCAGATTCATATAAACCTGTAGAAACTTCTGGTAAAAAGATTGAACCTTTTAAAACTCCAGAAACTAAATCTTCTTTTAAATTTAGTTCATTTTCTACACCATTAAAAAATCTTAAATAAGGATATTCTGCCATTATCTTACGTTTTTATCATCTTTATCGACCGTAAAGTTTTTCCAATTTTTCATTTTACGGATTTGTTTTATTGTATTCATATAATAATCTGTACAAAAACCTATAAAATCTCGAATAGTGTCATTTCTAAAAATATGACTAGAGATATTATTCCTAATAAGGTCATCAGAATAGTCATAACCTAAATTAAGTCTATTGTCTTTTCGTACCTTCTGGTAATTATATCTTTTTTCTCTTTTATATCTATATAAATCGTCGTATAGTCCCATTACAATGCTCTTCTATTTCCTGCTTGAATTCTACTATAAATAGTTCTAGGAACTGGTGGATTATCAAAATAAATTGAAAGTGAACTCATTTCACCAATAGCTGGAGTATCTTTTACAAGATTCCCATCTCTATCTTCCCAATTTCCTCTAAATACAGCAACTTCATCTTTATCTAAAATAATGTCACCATACTTATCTAAACCTATTTTATTGTACCAATCTTCTATAGCCTTATCTCCTCCTGAAACAGGAATTAACATGTCTGGCTGGTCAAGCGTTATTTTTTTAATTTCTTCTGTTCTTTTAAAGAACACTAATCTTTTTTGGTCTCCGTCGTTGCCGAGGAGTTCAGGCGTTGTGGGGGTAACTGTAATCTTTTTATAAGTGTAGTATCCATTTCTTCTAGCCTCTTCTTCAACACTCGAAACAAATTGAACATTTACGGCATCAACACCTTCAACATCCTCGATTAAGGCAACGATATCACTTTTAGGAAGTTTATCCCTTCTTGTAATTTTTATAAGGTAATTACTAACCGCAGCTCTGATGTCATTAAAAATATCTTCTTGCTTAAATCCTTCAAACCATCTTATAGATATATCCATTCTATATTTAATAGCTTTAGGCTCTACGAATACAGCTTCACTTGTAACCATTTGTTGACCACTATCCTCTATAACACCAATAAATCTATCAGTTTCTTCTTTGCTGAAAAAGAATTCTTCTTGCGGAACTGAAAAATAATCAGTACCAGACAATAATCTTTTTTCTAAATCTGGAATAGCAAAAATATAAATAACGTTGTCATCATCTAAATAGCCGTCTTCTGTTGTATTATATGCATCTAAATAACTAAATTGACCGTATTTAGATAAGAAATATTCATAGTTGTCAGGATTTGACAAAACATAACTTTTGCTAGCCATTGGTGTTAGCATTTTTGTAAATTCAGTAGACTCTGGATCTGCTCCCATAAAAGGAGTAATCAATACTTCAGAATCTAGTAGTTCATTTAAGTCATAATCTTCTCCTGTTGAATCAGAACCCTCTTCAATCCAGTTAAAACTTAAATCACCTGATTGATTTAAGTTTCCTGCAGCTCCATCACATTTTAAATATTGTATTTCTATTGCTGCTCCATTTTGAGGTATAGAACCAAAATTACCAGTTCCAAAGTAAATATCAATTCCACCACTAATTCCGCTTTTAATCAAAACTCCTTTATCTGTAGGTCTCATTTCATATAGACTATCAAATTTAGTCCATAATTCGCCATTTACAGATACTTTAACATAGTTGTGGTCTGTTGTTCCGGGTACTTTAATATTAAAACTTTGCATCTTTTCTCCAGTTCCAGTAACTGTTTGAGATTCTAATTCGCCCTGCATTATACTTGCTTGAACCCAGCCATTTGAAGATTTAGGTAAAAGAAACTCATCTTTTTGCGTTCTTAAGAAATAAGTAAGACCATTATTTTCAAATGTAATTTTAGTATTTACAGGTATAATTAAATTGTTTCCAGCAATATCATCTTTAGCACCTGGTTTCCATCTAAACCTAATTTCTCCAGTTGCTGCAAACCCTCTTGTTGGGTCATGACCGGCAAGTCTAGCAAGTCCATATATAGATTCAGGCTGCTGTGCAGTGTAAATGTTTTGCTCTACTGTAGAGTCTTCTATATAGAACATAAGCATTTCATTCATCTCAGACATTACTTCTAATATTTGAGCAAATGGTGAAGCTGTTGTAAAAAAGTCACCAGCTCTTCCATAGACTCTTCCAATATAATTAGAAGCATCGCCATATATTTGCTTAGCATTAACTCTTGCTTTTTCTAAAAATTTTAATTCAGCCATTTTTTTATTTATTATTCTATCCTGACCCCAACTAAATATTGAGAGTCAATTATTACATTTAAGTTTGCAATATCTCTTATTTCTCCTCTTTGAAAAGTAATATCTACTCTAGTATCATACTTTTGTGCTAAAGGGATATACATGTCTATTTGCTCCTTAACAAGTCCTTTAACTTGCTCTTCATTTGCATTCAGTTCATATATTAAAGTTTCTAAACTTGCACCAAATCCAGGTTCTCCTAAAACGGTACCCTTATCTGTAAAAAGCATAGTCTCAATTTGAGTAATAAGTTGTGATATCTCATTCTCAATATGAACCGTATTTACATTGTGATTTGGGTCTTCTATCGTTTTAACATATAATTCCATAGATTATTTATCTTATTTTTTAGGAGTGAAACATCCAATCTACTCCTTCATCTCCTTTTATTTCTTCTTTAACACCTTCCAGTTCTTCTTGTCCCATTGATAAAATACCATCATAGTCTATTTCAACTCCACCTGGTAGAGAAAACTTAAACACTGATAATTTAGAACCAATTGCAACTTTTACTTTAGCTGCAACATATCTAAAAAAGATTTCATCATTATACAATGCACAATCAGGAATACTTTCGTAAAGCTCTAAAATAACATCACCTTTAGGAGTATCTCCCATAAATTTCAATTCACCAGTTAATTGTGAATAATGGAAACTTAAAGGATTCTCTAATATTTGTCTAGCCATATCAAAGTAACTTTGGTTAATTACATAGTATTGTAACTCTTCAGCAGACTCTGAAGCACCTGAACCTTCAAATGCATTTCTAAATAACATTTTATCAATAGCGAAGTCATTCCCTTCAGTAAATCTTAAGTCAAAACCAGACGCTCCTGAATTCCAACCAGATGCTAAATCGTAAACTCCATAAATAGAAAAAACTTCACCAGAACCATCAAGTTCCTGTGGTCCAAAATTTACTGATCTGTTATCTTTAAAATAATCAGATGAAAAAACTTCAGAAGGAACATGATAATAGTTTTGTCTTAAACTATATTCGTAATTTTTTCTAAACCACTTAATAGCCCTTTTAGTTATATTTTTAACTTCAGGCTCTGGTAAATTTAAAGGTACCATACATGCACCTGTAATTTCTGAACCAATTTCTGCTAAAAAAGCAGCTAGACATTCTGCACCATAGTCTCTTTCATTTTGAAAATCTAAGGGTTCTCCTGTTCTTATTTTTGCCATTTTTAATCTATTTTTTTACTATTTATTATTTCAGTTTTATCAAACTCTGCAGACTTGCTTATTTTGCCATGTCTAAATATACCACCAATCATTCTTCCTTTAAATATTGAATCCCATTGGAAAACATAACAGTTTGTAAGTTCACATTCTCTACTAACATAACAAGATTCTACTTTAGAACCTGAAACCATAGTGTTTTGATAAAGGTTACACCTTAACATATTAGCATCTTTTATTTCAGATCTAAATATATCACAAAAAGAAAAAGTTCCAGATATCTTGCAGTCTATAAAGTCGTAATTATTCAAATCGAAACAATTCGATAGTTCACCTTCTTTAACCTGAACTCTTCCAATGTCGCTATCATAGTTAATATAACCTTTCGACAAAGAGCCATGGCTGATTAACTTAACTACACTAAACTTAATCTTGTCCCAATAAAGAGATATGATTTTATCAGATTTCTTTAAATCAACGGTTAACTCTATTTCTGGAAAAAACTCTTTAAACCTTGTATGGTCTTTAAGTACTGAAATATATGGATTGTTTTTATTCAATATTCTCTTTAATTCTAAAAGATTTAATTGAGTGTATGATTTACTTTTTGCAGTATTCCATAATTGAAATAAAAATCTTTCTAATAAATAAAGAATATTTGAAGTCTTCTTTTGATAATCTTTACCGCCAATATATCTAAACTCTAAATATCCTTTTTGTAATTTTTCAAAGTTTACTCCATAATACTTTTCATTAGGAAAGTCAAATGACATTGGGTTAATATGCTGTCCATTAAAATAAGTAGATTCTAATTTAGGTACTACCCACTTAATTGATTTTGCGTATACACTATTTTCTCTATTTGGAAACATTTTGTAAACTTCAGCCTCGTTAAAGTCTAATATAAACTTTAAAGCATCCATTCTTTGAATAAATTCAGGGTACTCTACTTTGTCAGAATCAAAACTTACATTTAAGTGTATTGATGACTTTTCAGTAGTATATCCATTCTTATCGATCCATGCTAACATGTCGATAATCATCTTTCTAGCATCGTTATAAGGTATGGCTCCAGTAACTAATTCGACCAAGCCTTTACCACCTGACATGTCAGGTTCTAATTTAAACTCTTTTTTAGTTGGTTGGAAGTCACTATGCGCTTTATCTTCTAACCTAACCTTTTTACCTAAAAGAGATGCTATTTCTTTTCTAGTATCTTCTAAAGACTTGTTGGAGTAAAATTCGAATTCTACTCCAACTAGCCCCATTTCTAGAATGTCTTCTTTTCTATCGTCATTAATAATTTGATACGTGAGCATGTGATAAATTTACTTTCTTTATATATCACGTATAATCTAATAATCTAAAAATAGATTTTACTCAGCAAGTTTTAAGAAAACTTTCTTTGTATCTTCCTCTATTCTAGTTATTGTAACGTTTATTTTATGCTTAGGTTTATACGATTTTAAAGCTTCTGTATTTTCAAATTCACTTACATGTAATAAGCCAACAATACCTTCCGCTATTTCAATAAACAATCCATAATCTTTACATGATTTTACAGTTGCTAAAACATCAGAATTAGGTTTAAACTTCTCATTGATTTTTAACCAAGGATTTGCAGCAACCTCATCTTTTTGAGTAAGAGTTATTTTATCATTTGAAATAATATCTTTGATTCTAAATGTAATCTCTTCTCCTGGAACTATTTCTCTATTCTTATGTCTTACTAACAAATCAGAATCTAAATCATTTACATGAATCATACCAGTTAAGCATTCATTAAATTCACAGAATACTCCATACTTGGCTGAACCTGTAACGGTACCAGTAATTTCTTGAGTTAAATTTTCTTTAAGTTTATCAATAGTACCTGGAATCATAGTCTTTAAATAAGCTCTATGTGAAACTACAATAGTTCCTTTTTCTTTAGAAAAACTTACTGGAACAACATACATGTCAGTGTCTATAATACTAGAGAAATCATGTAGTTTATTAATACCAGCTAAACTACCCGGCATAAAGCAATCAATTCCATTTACACGAACAATATATCCTGCTTCTTGCATCATTTTAGTAACATTACCACTCCATGCTGTATCTTGTGTTTCGATAGCAGCTTGCATTTCAGTGAATGTCTTTTTTCTAGCTCCTTCAGTTAATGAACCGTATAGAGATACTGAATCATCAAAAGGGTCAGAAGTAATTGTAACGTCTACTTCAGAGCCTATTGTTTTTCCTAATTCTCTAAATGCAGGGTCTTCTTTTTGTAGATTAATAAAGACAAGTTGTCTATATCCAATATCGACAGTAGATGTACTGCCTTTAGTAGAATAAACAGTACCGGTGTATTGAACGCCGTGTTCAACTTTTGACAAAGTATTTGAGTCTTCATCATGTTTGTTGTACTTATCATAAAGCTCCTGTGCGTAGCTTTCTCTACAAAATACTTTGTGTTTTGGATCGTTTGTTTTAATGTGAGGATTTCCCTTCCTAATTGCTGATGGGCAAGTGGCTTCATAGCCATCCCAATCAAAGTTACCGTCGGCATCAAACCAATCGGCGTCAGATTTGTTAATCATTTGTTATATTTTTAAGGTTTAATTATATATTCTTTTAATTATTTAAACGAAAAGTTCAATGGGTTAAGTGTAATTGGTGCTGCATTTGTAGCTGGACCTGCTGGACTCTGCAATTGTAAAAACCCTGGAGGTATTGTCAATTTTATATCTGCATCTTTTACATAAGCATCTATCTCTTCGGCTATAATTTTAGAAAGTTCTTTTGATAAGACATCAATTAACTCTTTTGATATTTGTCCCGATACTTCATCTGCAAAGTTTTTCCACTGCTTCTTTTTAAAACTGTTCTGATCTATTCCTGGAGGCTCTAAATTATCTTGATACCATTTATCAATATTTTTCTGAGCTTTGTATAAACCAGCAGGTGGCATAACTAAATCTTCAGTATCGAATGCATCTGTTACAAAGTTAGATACTCTTACTTTACTATCTCCACCTGCAAGCTTTTTAGCAAGTGGCTCTTCTAACTCTTTAATTCTTTTTTCTATTTTAGATTTTAATCCGTTTTTATTTAACATACTATTGTGTTTTAGTGACTTGACTTAATTCTGCTCCATTTAATAATACAATTGGAGGTGTTGTTGGGGTTCCTGGTGATGCACTACCATGTGTATGTGCATTAAACAGCGCTTGGAATGTATTTCCTTTAATTACTTGTTCTGCAGCAGCTTCTCCTAATTCTATATTAGGACTGTTTACATATACCCTTGGGGCTTTTACTTCAACTTCATTTTCCGTAAAAAGATAAATTCTATTTTCAGAGTCTAGTTGAATTAAAGGAGATTCTTCAGCACCGGCCCCTGTAGTTACTATGAATCCTTTTTCAGGACTGTAGTACGCTCTTAAATTTCTGACAGCATCATATACTAAAGATATACAATTTTGAGGAGCTCCACTTTCTGATAAAATATCAGATTTAAAATCAGAATTTTGATTAACATGGTAAATATATTCAGGGTGGTAAATATCTCCATTATCAAAATTAATAGCAACAATATCACCAACTCTAGGAACTGCATGGGCTCCTGGTGTATTTCTATTTGAAGGCGTTGCCCAAGGAATAGAGCTTGTAGGAATATTATCAAATTTTCCAAATACCCTTACTCTACATCTACCATCTAATAAAGGGTCAGAATTATCTACAACCTCACCTATCCAGTGACTATCTCTTAAATTATCTATATTTAATTCTTTAGAATCCATATTATATTTATCTTATTTTTTAGACCAATTCTTGAGAGCATCTTCTATCTCAGTACTATAGTTTAAATAAAATTGTAAATATTCAGGTTCACGGAGTCTTTCAAATTCACCATTTATGATATGTTCGCAAATTTCTTTTATTCTTGCTTCAGTGTCTTTATCCATGTATGTTTCCTAAATTAGAATCCTTTTCAGGTGGAGGTGATTGAATATTGTTAGTAGGTTTAAGTGGAACTTCAGGAATTGATTCCGGAAATACATTATCTCCAACACTTGCACCGATATTAGAATTTTGAGATGAATCGTCTGTTAATGCCTGTGCAGTTTTTACTGCTAAATTTCTAAGTCCGTTTAAACTTCCAGCAGCAAGAGCATCTTGTATATTAGAAGCAGCATTTAAACCATATACGTTTCCTAAAAGAAGTTTTGCTAAAGTATCTTGTTTTAAACGCTGTCCAGCACCTTCAAGTTCTGCTAATGCATCAGCAAGTAAGTTTTCTCCTAATCTTCCTGGACTACCAAATTCAATGGGGTTTTCTGTGTTTTGATTTTCTCCAAAACCGTCTATTCTTTCGGTACTTAAAACTTCTTCAAGTGGCTGCTGTTCAAAACCGTCTATTCTTTCGGTACTTAAAACTTCTTCAAGCGGCTGCTGTTCAAAACCTTCAACCTTTTCTACAGTTTTACCGGTAAAAGTAACATTGGTCGTATCATTATTAGATTTAGTATTAGATTCTTCTTTGCCACTTCTTTTATCACCCTCACTTGAAGGCGTTGTAGTATTTTCATCATTTCCTGCAGTATTAGGAGTATTACTTCCAACTTCAGATAGTTTATTTTCAGCTAAAGTACCCTCAAATTCATTCAAGTATTGTTTACTGTAATACTTTACTGTTTGATACTTAATTTGAATTTGATTTTCTGCAATTTTAGGCTCTGAAGTCGATAATCCTCCAAATATACCAACTCCTGAATCTGTATGAAAAGAACATTTTCCTAATTTAACAGCAAAATGTGATTTTGCACTATATGCAATATCTTGATTTATTACAGTATACTCTCTTTCTTCATTTTGAAAATCATTAGTTTGATTTTTATTAGTATTTAACTTTCTATTAGCAATAGTTCTACATTCTGAAACAATTATGGTAAGACTAAAATAAGTCATATTATGTGGTAAAACTTCGCACCACCTATCCATATCAAATGCAACATCTCTATACATATCCATTAAACCAGCAACCATTAAATCTAAAGTTTCTATGGTTTTTATTTTTATACCGTCGTCAGTACCTCTATATGCTTCTTTTAAATTTTCAAATTTATAAACATTTTCAAAACCCTCTATTTCATAAAAATACCAAGGCATTTCTCTATTCAATTTTTGTAGAAGTTTTGTAAACCTTACAAGTTTATCAGCTCTTTCCGGTTCGAATAAAACATTTCTTAAAAAATCTTCGGCTACTCCGTTAAAAAGAGGAGATTCTCCCCAATCAAACATTAAAAAGAAGCTAATATATGTTGGGTCACCGTATTGGTGTGATCTGTAGCCCTTTTGCCATTTATTTCTAGTAAATTTATCCATGTTATTTATATTTAATACTATTTGCTAAAACTGGCCATTCTCTTCTTAAAAGAGTTAATTTTTGCCTAATCGATGGTTCTCCAGTCCTGTATATATATTCTATACCACCTATGATGTAGTGACCAGAAACAAAATCATCAAGTGTAACTTCTTGACCTTCATCTGATTCTCCTTCATCCTTAAAATCAAAGGCTTTTTCTTCTGCCTTTGCCCCTTTTTCTTTTAATACTTTATCAGTCTCTTTATTCATTGCAACCTTAGTTGGCTCAACATTGTACATTATAACTGGAATTTTTTGATATCTATAAAGTCCAGGATTAAAAGCTTCTAGCTCTACTGTTAATTGTATTTTTTCTAACTCTCTTAAATTTTGATAGTTATTAAGCATCGAATATTTGTGGTTAGAATGCACATTACCATTTAAAGAATAGTCTTGCTGTCTACCGATATATTTATGTTTTATGTGACTTTCGTAGTGAAATTCATCTCTTCTACCTTTAAGAGGTTCTTCAGTATCTCTTAAATTAGTGCTTGTATATGATTCAATATCGAATTCTATCAGCTTTTCTCCCTCAAGTTCATCGTACATCTGTAGGATTCTTTTATATCCATTCTTTAATGATATTTTGCTAGAATCATTACTTAAAGCCCATTGAGATATTTTATTACCAGTGCCGTCTGCTGAGTGGTTGTTAGTCAAATATAGTTTTGAAGTTATTTGGTCATTATCTTCATTTGTACTTTCTTGAGAAACTGACCTACTAAATGAAGTTATAAAATCTTGACCATCTTCTCCTTTAACATTTTTAGAATTAAAAATTTTGTTTACTTCTATAAAATTCAAATAATAATACTGGTCTATATAAAAAGTCTGAAATGCTTCTTCTTTTATATATGAAGCGTTTACAACCCCTTTCACGAAATCAACAGTTCTTTCATAAGCCTGAATTCTTACTTGCGAATCGTTTGCTGAATTAATATTTGTAGCCATTCCCAAACCTAAATTAGAAGAAACCTGCTGAATATGCTCTAAACTATTACCTTCATCAAATGCTCTACATTCTTCTGTAAAAAGTCCAGGTATTTTTGCAATTCCAGTAAACCCATAAGTTCTTTCACTATGAGGTAAACCTTTTCTAGGAGAAGTTATAGAAACTATATCAAAATCCATGTGAATACTTTTAAATGTATCCTCATTTTTTGAACCAATGTATATTGTAATAGCGTCTCCATCTCTTGGATATTGAGAAGTATCAAATGTTCCTTGAGAATCTTTTAATCTTACAGTAAGTTCAGGTATTTCATCAGTTATTGAAAGTCTAAAAGACATAATATCATGGTCTTGAAAATCATAACCGTTTATTGTTACAGTAGGAACATCAATTCCAAAAGTTTTTGTTTGCTTATCTCCACCTTCATCTTCATCTAATCTAGGTACCTCGATTTTATAAGGTCTAATAGAAGGTTCAGATACTACTAATATATTATTATCTAATTCTGCCATTATCTCTTCTTATTACGTTTACTCCTTCTATCGCTCTCTTTTTTCTTAAGAATATCTTTTTTCTTAAGAATCTTTTTATTCTTAAGTTTTTCGTCTAGTCCTTTTTCAGTATTCTTAGACTTTTTCTTTTGCTTTTCAATATCTAAATTATTAGACTTATCACCTGCTAGTGAAAACGTAGTTTGCTGACTTGTTTCTATAGTACCATCATATTTTACCGTAGTTTTAGTAGTAGTTGTAGTCTTTTTACCAGCATCGTATACTATAGATTTTTTAGTAGATTCTTTACCAATTACTTTACCTTTATCATCAAGTACATCTTTAACATCTGCCTTTCCAGAAATACTTTTATCACCTTCTAATTTAGCAGCTTTTGCTTTTTCAAATTCTTCTAGTGGTATTCCTGCATTTTTAAGTATATCTACTTCTTTTAAAGTTAAATCTTTCATACCTTTATCAAATATTGCAGGATCTACTTTTTTCCAATTTTCATCAGCAACATTACCTAAACCTTTGGAAACTCTAATTTTATCTTTTTTAGGTTTTACTGGTTCAGGTAACATAGCGCCCATTCCAAACTCAGTTGCTTTTTCGCCATCTCTTTCTGTAAATTTAAAAGTTTTATATCCTGTTTTAAGAACATTAGGTGGTAATACCTCTTTAAGTTTATGTTTCTTCTTAAGAAATTCTACTCTTTTTTGGTCTTTTGGCGTCAATCTTTTAGTATCTAAAAATTCTTGCCTAACTATATTATCTTTAGATTCTTCAGGTCTTTCTAATGCTTTAAAATTATTACCAATAACTGGTATTTTTAGAATGTCACCTTCTTTTATAGAAAAAGGGTCAGATATTCCATTAAATTTTAAAAGATAGTCCATGTGTTCATCAGTGTTATAATAATCTAAACAAATTAAATCTATTCTACCTTGTTCATCGCTGGTAACATAGTGTTCTTTTATAACCTTAATATTTCCCTTGTTTATAAACAACATTGTAGGCTGAGTAAGAATCAATCTACCAGCCTCAACTATTTTATCTAATATACTTCTAAGTTCCATTATCCGTTTGCAAATTTTGCCGCAGCTCTAGCTAAGTTTCCGTTTTTGTCTCCCTGTACTTTACCATACGCATCTACATCATAAGTTACACCAGGATCTAATACTCCATCTTCTGCCAAATATAATCTACCTCTACCAGCGTTAAACATTGATTCAATAGCACCTTTATCTCTTGGCATACCTGGTTTTAATTTAATAGTTACATTAAGTGTAGTTGGAAAATCTTCGTAACCCAACGGCCCTTCAAATTCAAATGTAGTATCAGTACATGCTAAATTTCCTATAACAGCGATTGGGTTAAGAGGATTTCCTACTGTAAGGTGCCATGGTCCTGTAGGGTCTCCAGTTAAGAATGCTGCCGCTACTGTACCACCTTGAGGTCCTCCTAATAAGTCCATCATAGCTCCACCCAAAATATTATTTAATATTTTACTATCTCCACCTTTCATAATATCTTTAACACCCTTTGTAATAGTTCCTGCTAAATCTTTAACAACACTACCCATAAATCCTTTAATATCTCCGCTTTGTAGTTTTTTAAGGTCTCCAAAAGGTTTACCTTTTTTACCACCACCTGTATATCTTACAGCTCCACCCCAAAACGGCGCTTCATTGTATGTTAAAATTAAAAGGTTTGCAAGAACATCTAAAAATGCAAGTTTAGGACTTACACCAGGAATACCCTTTAAATCATATTGAAATTTTAAAGAGAATTCTTGGCTAAAATTTAAACCAGCCTCTCTCATATTAACTTTCTTTATTATATTTAAAGGTGAAAATTCATGATTAGGATATGTTTGTTTTACAGGGTCATAACCGTCACCTTGTTGCTGTCTTATTCTAGTTTGCGAAGCACTTTCTCCCGCAAGACCTCCTTGTATATTTTGTGAAAAAGGCATGGAATCTATAAAACCGCCAAGTTTACCTCTATCTCTAGGTTGACTATTAATAGTTTGTAATTCTGAAGTAGCTTCTTTCCATTTAAAACCAACTGTAAATTTAAGTATTTCTTTCATGTTATTTCCAGGCTTTTCACCCATAAAAGTTACAGCTTGTGCAAGTGCTGGCTGTAAATTTTTAAATGGTTTACCATCTGCATTAAATTGAACAGGTCTTATAATATTATCCATAACTGGAAATGCAAATCTCCTAAGAGTAAGCAACTGGTTATTAGGTATTTTTCCATAATATTTTGTGTAAATAAAATCCTCATATCGATATTGATATCCTGGAGAACCTGTAAGTTTTCCGCATTCTTCAATAATTACTTTAGCAGTTGGGTTTTTAGGAGAACCGGAGTTTCCTATTCTAAAAACTTGAGCCTTTGTGTAACCAACTTTTGGTATACCTTCATCATTTCCTATACCCTGCATTGGAGTACCTCTGTATCTAAATAAACTCCATTTATTAGCTATAGACCTTGGCGAAGTTCCTTTTTCTTGAAAAATCTCTATTTTGTTTGTTTTACCACTGATATTATATTTTGCAGGTCTTTTAAGTTGGTCAAAAGCAGGAGGAATATCTCCTTTTTCTGATGGACTATCTGCAAGCTCAGATGTGTTTCCTAATAATTCAGCATTAGCAGCACGTTCTCTTTCAGCTTTACTTTTTGCAGGATTTCCTTTAGCACCTTCAACTCTTCCAGATTTAGCTTCATCTACTCCGGTTTTAACATTCGTGTATATCCATTCTCCTGCTTCCTGTGCCTTGTATACTAAATCGTCAAAGAAACCCATAAAATTATAAAAGATTTTTTTATTATATATCTAATAAATTTAGATATGTTTGTCTAAATCTTCTACATTGGGTTTTTCAGTTAAATTATCAAACCATGCTTTATTATTTGGAGCCCTTTCTCCTAAGAATTTTTTAAGGGAATTAATGAAATCAAATCTAGTATGAAAATAGAGTTCTCCTTTGCTATATTGGCTTCTGGTACTCATATCATATAATTCTTTAAGATTTTGTTCTATAAGGAATGTTTGTATATTATTAAAGAAGTCTCTTTGCTCTTTTCTTGTTTTACAACAATATACACTATCTACAACAACTAGATACTTTTCCCAATTATCACCATTATATGTTTTTTCTACAAATTCATCTATGGTCTTGATGTTTTTTCTAACTAACTTGTATCTAGTGTCAGCACCTTCAAAATCTCTAATAGTTCTGCCTTTAATCAAAAACCTTTTTACAAATGCAACATCTTCGTACATTTTGTCTATTTTAATTTGGTATTGCGGATTGTATTCATCAAACTTAATGTCATAAATAACTCCTCTAACCGCGAATAAAATATTAGGGTGTGTTGTAGTAGAGATTAAAGCATGTATTGAATCTCCTTTAGAAAAGAGTTTATGCCTGATCATTATCTAAAAACTTAACGTTATCAAACTTACTTAATACAGAAGGGTCTAAATTATCTTCTCTACTAATAACTACTAAATCAAATTCTAAACCACCTGAGATATCAGATAGAAAGTTTTTAAAATTTAATACATTATCTTTATCTAAGTTTTTTAAGAGATACGTGATAGACGCAGTGTCTTCCTCTTGATAAGTTTCTGATTTTTTGTTTTTTTCAATTAAGTTTCTTATCATCTTCTGTATTTGTAAAGAAATCAAAGTATCAGAAGGAACGTGTCCAAATGGGTCACTTTTAGATAACCTATCACAGACTTCGTTATAAGAAATTATTTGGGTTTTTGTTTTGTCAAAATCATCTTGCTTTCTTATTTCTTTAGCAAGTTTATTGAACTGTGTTTTATTTTTGCACCAGATGCAATCAACTTTTAACTTCATATTTGGTAAGTTGTTTTTTATACCTATCAAGAAGTCTTTCAGCGCTAGTTATTCTAGCTTTTAATTCTACTGCCGTTAATTCTTCTATTTTTTTAGGTTTTGGAGTAACTTTAACTTCTAATTTTTTAGGGTCTAAATCACTACCTTTTTCTAAACCAACATCTAAACAAATATCATTTATGAATTTTAATCTATTTTTAAATTCCGGATCATCTTCAAAAGGATATACAGTGCTGGTAGTAAATACTTCACCAGCACCGTTAATATTATCGTCTTCAACAATTTTAATAACTCCGTTATTTGCTAATTCTATGTTGATGTTAATCATTACTTTTTATTTCTATTTTCCATAGAAGCTAAAGCTTCAGTTTCTAATTCTTTTGCTTTTTTTCTATCTGCTCTATAAGTTTCAGTTTTTACAGACTTTAAAGCGAATGCTTCCTCTAATAATGTAAGCTCTTTAGTATTATAACCTTCTTCTTTCATTTTAGCCAAATATGCTGCTGACAAATGCTCTAATCTTTCATATCTTGCATTTTCTAATTCTTCAACCATTTTCTCATGTTTTGCTTTTCCCTCAGCTCTATTTCTTTTTCTAAACTCAACTTTAGTAGGGTCCATGAATTGTAGTTTACTTAATTTTTTAAGTATCCCTAATTGCTTAAACATTCTTCTCTTTTCTCTTCTATTACTCATAAGTTTTTGATATTTGGGTTTTTACTTGATTTTTAATATCTTCGATTATATTATTTATTTGATTTTCTACATGATAGTCTAGTCCTTCTAAAAGTTCTTCTTCTCCTAATTCTTCTTTTAAAGCATTAAACACTGTTTTTCCAGGAACGTTAACTCCTATTTTAATTTCAAAATTTGTCTTTTTCTTTTTACTTAGCTTGGAAACTATACTCGATATAATAGAGCTACTACTAGCAGCAGTCTCTTCTTCGTTTACATATTGCGGGTTATCACCGGTTACATGGACCTGCCTACTGATTTTATTTGGGCTTTCAACTTCTTTTATCATTTGACTTGGAGGTGATGTTGGTTTTTGAGGTTCTGTAGCGCTTGCACTTAATATGCTTGAATTCTCTTCAGCTTCATCCATATTTTCACATAATTGTAAAAACTCATTAACTAATTTAGGGTTTATTCTAGACCCATCTGTAAAATATAACCAGCCGTCTCGTGTAGAATCTTCTACTACTATTTTACCAGCACGCTCAGATTTTGTCCAAACATATATTTTACTATCGACTTGTTCTTCAACTTGTTCTGTCATTGTTCTATTTTTAACTTTATATTTAGTTTTTCCAAAAAGTTTCTTTAGGAAACCCATATCACATTTATTTAGTCTTCGTTTTCATCTCTAACTATCCAACCTTCGATGTTTTCTTTTAAAACCTCGTCAATAAAGTCTATTCCTTCTTTATTGCCTATAAAAGCATCTCCTTTTACATAATGGTTAAAGAATTTCTCTCTACCCCATTTTTCATATTGTTTTTTAACAAAATCAAGACTTTCTACTCTGTATCTTCTTATACTCATATTACTATATTATATTATTACTTTATTACTTTAATACGATTCTTTAAATCTTCTGATAAAAAATCGGTTTTATGCATTATATTATTAAAACAGGCATCTAATATGTAGGTAATTGCCCAATCTTTAGAATTCCTAACAGATCTACCAATGCCCTGTTCTATTGTAACTCCAGTTTTCCAATCATACCACCCTGGAGAACCTTTCATTTTTGCAATCGTTAAAGGGTCTCCCAATGAAGGAAACGGTATTTTAAAGAATATTTGAAATCTACACGATTCATCATTAAAATCTAGTCCTTCTAAAATAGAGGGCCCCATAATTATACCATTAACACCCTTCTTAAACTTTATTAATGCGTCTTCTTTCTCAGAAGAATTCTTATATTCTATAATTCTTCTAATATGATTTGAGTGTTGTTTTATATATTGCGTAAACTCGTAGCTACCTGTGTGGATAAGTCCTCTCTGGTCCTTATGTTTACTTAGTATCTGATCTAGTATCTTAATCGCTTCAGGAAGACTTTTCTCTTTATGTTGCATTGACATCTTAAATCTATTAACAAATATAATAGGTGACTTCTCATAATTAAAGTCGTTTGATAGTTTAATGACGTTAGCATTTTCTATACCCATAACTTTAATATAGGTTTTAGGGTCTCCAATTGTTGCTGACATAAATACCTTAAAGCCTGCTCTCTGATGTAGATGTTTTCTAATCATTGCTGCCTCACTAAGACACATCAACTTTATTTCACCTTCTTGGATATTTTTACTAAAGAGCATTGATTGAAGCCCTTCTTTTTCTATTATTTCTAAATAGTCTTCTAATTTGCAATGAACATCTTTTATGTAGTCAAAATGTTTAAAAGCCTTGTTCCATTTTTTAGGAAGTGGTTTATCAACATTTCTTCCAAATTTATGCCTACTTACTTTTTGCAAATCTTTTCTTTTTGAGAGAACACCACTTAAGAATGTCTTGAGTTTATTTAATTTAAAGAACATTCCTTCATTAGTCTTCTCAAACAAGATGTCATCTATTAGACCTTCAATGTATGCCCTTCCAGCTGTTGAAGTTCTTATGCCCTCTGAAATCAAGAAGTCAATCAAATCTACCGTTGAAAAAAGGGGAAATTTTTTCAAAATTGGAGAAAAATGTTGCTGCACTATTTCGTCTACTTTATGAGCTTCATCAAAGAAAGCAAAGTCCCGTTTACGAAACGGAAAAAAATTATCATATTCATCCAAATCTATGCTAGTATCAAGGGCCTTCGGCCCAGTATTGGATTTCTCTAAACTTGCCTGATGCTGCGCAATCTTAAGATTAACATAATTCTGTTGTATTAGCCACCAACTGTAGTTTGCTAAAGTAACGGGACTATGGATTGCTTTTTGGCGACCAATAATATATCCACAGGTGGATGAACACTGAAGGGCCAAAGACTGTTTCATACTGTAACCTCTCATCTTGCACTCTCCCATACTATAAGAAAGTCCGTTTAAGTCACAAGTGTAATTATCGATACCACGTACTGAAGCCCATCCAGTTTTGAACCCAATTATGTCTTTTTCGTACTGGTCTTGAAGTGATTTGTCGGAGGTTAGTAAATATCCTGAATTTCCTAATTCTTTTAATACGTATGAAGACCATAAGGCTATTATAGATTTACCTGTACCTGTAGGAGCATCTAGTATTACAGTACTTTCTTGGTCTTTGAGATATAAATCGCATATTGCTTCTATAGTTTCTCTTTGGTTAGTTCTAAATTTAAAGTCTTTACCAAATAGTTTCTTATCTAGTGCATTGTCTATTATCTCTTTTATATTACTCATTAATGTTTAAATCTTTAGGATGAATTCTTTCTACTTCTATATTTGCTTTTTTTAATAGTTCTATACCTGATAGGTCTCTATATGCTTCAGTCCAATATACCTTTTTAATTCCTGATTGTATTATCAGTTTTGAACAGTCAAAACAGGGAGAGGTAGTGACATATAGCGCCGCCCCTGTCGAACTTATCGTAGTTTGGGCCACCTTTGTGATAGCATTAGATTCGGCATGTAAGACTTCTTTTTTAGTTACTTGTTTAGAACAACAACCATCTTTACATTCATATCCTTTATCGATTAATACTTGTAAATGATCTGGGTTATCGACAAGTCTAGTTTGAATTTCTTCGCAATCATTGTCG